TTTAGTGTGGGCAAACCAGACTGGCCCGGTAAACATTGTGTGAGTTTTGTTATAGAACCCACAGATCAAGTGTATGTGGCCTATGCTAACACCAAAGGCTTGAAACCGAATGTTGTATTAAATCCAATAGCACTAGACAGGTTGACTGTGGAAGGTCAGCAGGATGTGGCAGAAAACTTTGCTGATGGTGGGAACCCTGTAAAATTTACAGTTTTGTCCCCCGACGGATACCAACACAGTTTTCAAATAACACTTGCAGTGCATGGAAAACATGTGGGACATTTTAATTTTGTACGAAGTGCTGACACAGATGATGTCAACAATGAAGCAGAAGTTGAACAACGCTGGCAAGGGCAAGGTTATGGTAAATTGCTACTGATGAAAGCCATTGATGTTGCCAACAATCACGGACTGGATTTCCAACAAGACATACGCGGTATAACTGATGCACAACAGAATGTATACGACAGTTTAGAAAATGCTGGCTTGATTGTTACCCCGGGTGATGGATTTTGGTTTTTAACACCACAAGGTGAACAAGAATTAAATGGCTTGAATGAAAACTTTGCTGATGGTAAAAATCCTGGACGCAAAGGTCTAGCCAAACGCTCAGGAGTAAATACCAAAGCGTCGGTGAGCAGTCTGCGAAACACAGCCAAACATTCATCGGGTGAGAAACAACGCATGGCCCACTGGCTGGCCAACATGAAAGCCGGAAGAGCCAAAAAGGCACGTAAGTAAATATGAACGAATATCCTGTATACCCCGAGGACGATGGTTACGATAGATTCCGTAATCCATATAGTCCTGTATAAGAACACGCCTTAGGACCGTGTGCCCGGCTGCTGGGCTGTCATCGGAAACGCCATTCGGATGACTGAAGTGAGCATTTTTCCTTTTGTGCTCTTGCTTTTTACAATAAGTACTGTATAATTAACTTTTCAATTAGGAGATATCTATGTCATCAGGTCCACGTATGTTTAGCGGCGAACAAAAAGCCAAACTGACCCAAATTATCAACGAAGGTGTTAGTGTGCTTCAAGAAATTGAAGACCTCAATGCTGGCTTGAGTGATACTGTCAAAGCCATTGCAGAAGAACTGGAAATCAAACCCGGTATCCTAAAGAAAGCTATCAAGATTGCACAAAAATCCAAACTGACGGATACCAATGCCGATCACGAAGAGCTCAACACCATCTTGGAAACTGTTGGTCGTACGCTGTGAAGCAAACTGTTAACCAATGGTATGCCAACACTCGCGAATGGATGCTTCGCGACTATCGCGAGTGGCCACTGCGGTTTATTTTAGAAATTGTGGGTTGGTTTGGTAGTGTGGGTTGTGCCCTGGGCATGACCATATTCTTGCCCAACCCGCCCCTGTTGCCCTTGTACTGTATTTGGGTAGCCAGCACAGCCATTTACAGCTGGGCCGCATGGACCCGTGGCAGTTTTGGCATGTTGGCCAACTATGCTCTGCTACTTTGCATTGACTCAGTTGGACTAACAAAACTTGTTATTGCGGCCCTTAACTAGTACAATACAGTCTCGCCGACTTAAAAGGCATGTAGAGTCTGTGTGAACTCTAAGTCACACATTTGGAGAGTAAATGAGTTATATTGATGCGTTATTTGATCGCAATAAAGATCGTATTCACGTGGTTGAACGTATAGATGGGGCACGAGTATACAAAGAGTATCCTGCTGTATACACATTTTATTACGATGATCCCAAAGGCAAATTCCGTACCATTTACGGAAGTCCTGTTACCAGATTCAGCACACGTAACAGCAAAGAATTTCACAAAGAAATCAAAGTCAACAGCCACAAGAGGCTGTGGGAATCGGATATCAATCCCATCTTTCGCTGTCTTGAAGAAAATTATCTAAACAGTACTTCTCCAAAACTGCACACAGCATTTTTCGATATTGAGGTCGACTTTGATCCGCAACGTGGTTACAGTCGACCCGAAGATCCATTCAACCCGATCACAGCCATCTCAGTTTACATGGACTGGTTGGACAAGATGGTTACCTTGGTTGTGCCGCCCAAGAGCTACAGCTGGGCCACTGCACAAGAAATTTGCGACCGATACGACAACTGCTTCTTGTTTGAACGAGAATCAGACATGTTGGACACATTCCTGGATCTGATTGACGATGCAGATATCCTGACCGGCTGGAACTCAGAAGGTTTTGATATTCCTTATACTGTCATGCGAGTCAATCGTGTGATGAGCAAAGACGATACCCGTCGTTTTTGCCTGTGGGGCCAGTTCCCCAAACAACGCACATTCGAACGCTTTGGCGCAGAGAATCTGACCTTTGACTTGATTGGTCGGGTGCATATGGACTATATGCAACTGTACCGCAAGTACACTTATGAAGAACGACACAGTTATAGTCTAGATGCTATCGGTGAGTATGAAGAAATCGGTAGCAAGGTTGCCTACGAAGGTACCCTGGATCAACTCTACAACAAAGAGTTTGACAAGTTCATCGACTATAACCGTCAAGATACCATGTTGATTGCCAAGTTGGACAAGAAGCTACGCTTCTTGGACCTGGCCAATGAACTGGCTCACGATAATACTGTGTTATTGCAGACCACCATGGGGGCGGTCGCAGTTACTGAGCAAGCTATCATCAACGAAGCTCACTCGCGCAATATGATTGTTCCAAATAGAAAGGGTAGAGATGATCAAGGAGAAACGCAAGCCGCAGGTGCCTATGTTGCTTATCCCAAAAAAGGCATGCACGAATACATCGGAGCCATTGACATCAACTCGCTCTACCCCTCGGCTATTCGTGCCCTTAACATGGGACCAGAAACCATTGTCGGGCAACTCCGGCCCATAATGACCGACCGGTACATCAAGGACAAAATGGACTCAGGATCAAGTTTTGCTGATGCCTGGGAAAACATGTTTGGTACCTTGGAATATCAAGCAGTCATGAACATGGAACCGGGCACAGAAATCACTGTGGACTGGGAAGATGGCGGCCAAGATATTCTCAGTGCCGCAGATGTATGGCGCATGATTTTTGATAGTCGCCAGCCTTGGACCTTGAGTGCTAATGGCACTATATTTAGATTTGACATGAAAGGTATCATTCCTGGATTGTTGGAAAGGTGGTATGCCGAACGAAAAGAAATGCAAGCTAAAAAGAAAGCCGCAGAAACACCGGAAGACAAAGCCTTCTGGGACAAACGGCAGCTCGTCAAAAAAATTAATCTCAATTCGCTATACGGGGCTATCCTCAACCCCGGGTGTAGGTTCTTCGACCAGCGTATTGGGCAAAGTACGACGCTTACAGGCCGCATTATCGCGAAGCACATGGACGCAACAGTCAACGAAGCCATTACTGGCCAGTATGATCACGTTGGAGAAGCAATTATCTATGGCGATACGGACTCTGTCTACTTCTCGGCGTGGCCGGCGCTCAAAGCGGAAGTAGAATCAGGTCGCATGGAATGGAATCGAGACATTTGTATTCAGCTGTACGATACCATTGCAGATGCAGTAAATGAAAGTTTTCCTGCATTCATGGAACGTGCTTGCCATTGCCCTAGAGACATGGGTAGTATTATCAAAGGTGGCCGAGAACTGATTGCGTCAAAAGGTCTGTTTATCAAGAAGAAGCGTTATGCTGTGTTGATCTTTGACTTGGAAGGCAACAGACTAGACACACATGGCAAGCCCGGCAAAGTCAAGGCCATGGGTCTGGACTTGAAACGATCAGATACTCCCAAGGTTGTACAGGAATTCTTGAGCGAGATCCTGTTGGGTGTGCTGACCGATGCCACCCGAGAGCACACTATTGACCAGGTGCGTGAATTCAAATTGCTGTTTACACAAAGACCGGCTTGGGAAAAAGGCACACCCAAGCGTGTGAACAATTTGACCAAGTACACTGCCGAAGAAGCCCGGCTGGGACGAGCCAACATGCCCGGGCATGTACGTGCGGCCATGAACTGGAATAATCTACGCCGTATGCACAGTGACAACTACAGCATGCAGATCATTGACGGCATGAAAACCATTGTATGTAAACTGCGGGACAATCCCTTGGGCTATACCAGTGTGGGCTACCCTACAGATGAAACACATATTCCTGCCTGGTTCAAAGAGCTACCGTTTGACCAAGACAGCATGGAAGTGGGCATTGTTGACCAGAAAGTAGAAAACTTGTTGGGTGTGCTTGACTGGAAGATTGCTGAGAACACAGACATCAAAACCACATTTGATTCGTTGTTTACCTGGGAGTAATCGTGAATCTATTTGACCTAGTCACTTATCGTCGTCAATTGCAGGCATTGGTAAATGCCAACTTGGCCATTGATCGTGTGGTCGAATTGCGAGACAACATCGAAGGTATCAAGCGGCAAGTGCCAGTACTAGATGAAGACAAACACGCTTACATCAACGGACTGGTGGATTACTACACACAGGCCATCAACATGTTGGATCAACCAGTGGTTGAGTTGGCAGACAAACTCCGAGAGCTAGATACCGAGATCCACCGTACCACACATAAATTGTTTGGCAACAACTACGAACTAGAAACTAGAACCGGCGGTATCGAAAATGTACGCAGTAACCGTCGTATTCATGTCAGTGATGCCATGGAACAAGACATCAAGAATCGTATATTTTTGCATACTGATTGGAAATACCCGGCCCTGGAAATTGGTTGCCGAGACGGCGAATGGACTCAATACATGGTTGCCGCAGACCCGTTGTATATCATGGATCAGCATCATGAGTTTATTGACAACACTGTTGGCAAGTTTCCCGAAGGATACCAACGTAGACTACGACCCTATGTGCTTCGAGAGCAGGATTTGAGCATGCTACCTCAAGGACAATTTGGGTTTGTGTTCAGTTGGGGATTCTTTAACTATGTAAGCGTGGATACCATGACACAGTTTTTGAAGAACATCAGACAATGCCTACGCCCGGGTGGTGTCTTTATGTTTAGTTATAATGACGGCGACACTCCGGCCGGTGCTGGCATGGCTGAAAGATTCAGTCAAAGTTACATGCCCAAAGGTATCCTGATACCCTTGGCTTGCAGTTTGGGCTACGAAGTAGTCAATGACTACCACGACGGTGTCAATATCAGTTGGTTAGAGTTGAAACGCCCCGGCGAACTTGCCACAATCAAGGCACACCAGGCATTGGGTGTTATCCAAAGACGAGAGAATTTTTAATCATTTACCTTGACAGGTCTAAATATATCTATTAAACTATTAACTTCACAGGAGATCTCATGAAAGACTATTTACAAGACATCGTACAACACACACATGGACTGGGGTTTATTGACCTGGTCAAAGTGACAGGTACCGATTCAGATACATTGCTCAACGCCATCGCCGAAGACCGCGCAGTAATTGTTGAAGCAAAATTCAAATCTGCACACCCAGACTTCGCAGGCACATTTGGTATGCCCAACTTGTCCAAGTTAAACACCATTCTTAATATTCCCGAATACCGAGAAGATGCCAAGGTCACTATCAACACACAAGATCGCAATGGCGAAACTGTGCCAGTTGGTGTGCATTTTGAAAACAAGGCCGGCGACTTTAAAAACGACTATCGTTTCATGACTGCTGAAGTTATCAATGACAAATTGAAAGCTGTCAAGTTCAAAGGTGTCAAGTGGGGTGTTGACATTGTGCCAACCAACCAAAGCATTCAGCGTATGAAATTCATGGCCAGTGCCAACAGTGATGAAACCACATTTATTGCCAAAACTGACAATGGCAATTTGAAATTCTTCTTTGGCGATCCCAACAGCCATGCTGGTAACTTTGTTTTCCAAGCTGGTGTCAGCGGCACATTGTCAAAAGGTTGGGCTTGGCCAGTTGCGGCTGTTATCAGCATCTTGAGCTTGCCTGGCGACAAGACATTCAAATTCAGTGATGAAGGCGCGGCAACAATCACTGTCGACAGCGGCCTAATTGAATACACATATATCATTCCAGCACAAACCAAGTGATACTAGACGCAGAATTCATCGATCAATGGACATCCAAGGGCCATAGGTATGGCGAATGCCTTAGCCATCCCGACAGTGAGTTCATGTATGTGTACATTCCTAAAAATGCCAGTTCATGGACCAAACCCAATCTCAAAGATTGGGGTTGGGAAGTGTATAATTACCACACCGACGAATTGGATAAAAAGGCCATTGTGGTACTGCGTGATCCTGTTGATCGTTGGGCATCTGGCATTGGAGAATACCTTACCAGGTATCATAAACCTTTTGTGCTAGACAATCAAGAAACACTGGATTTGATCTATGATAAGATTACATTTGACGATCATACCGAACGTCAAGTAAACTTCTTGCACGGACTGGACACTGATCGTTGTGTGTTTTTTAAATTTGATTACACTTATAGAGAACTGTTTGGTCAGTTTGTAGAACAGCACATTGGACCCAACCGGTACAAAAGTTATGCATACATGCACGAAAGTTCTAAATACCCAGAGACTCGACAACGATACAAAGATTTTTTTACAGAACAGATCAACCAAGATTCGGCACTGAGGACAAGAATAAAACAACACTTTGCCGCCGACTACGAACTATTAGAAAATGTAGAATTTTATGGAAACCCAAGCACAAGATAACTTGACAGTAAAACAAAAAGACTATGCAGTATTCTTGCCGGCCATCAGCGGGTTCTATGCTACATTTGTAGGCAAACAGCGAGAAAGCAACAGTTATGTCGATCCAGCTAGATTTCCAGCTGGTTTAACTGATATGGAACAGATGAACTGGTTAAACGACCAGAAGGGTCTGTTTCCATATCGATGGTCGCTTTACTCCGGCGGCCATGCCAACCTTGACCTCAACAAACCGGACTGGAGTGAGGACATGGTTCGAAGTCGCGATCCCAACACACTGATGCTAGGTGACTCTGGTGGATTCCAGATTGCCAAAGGATTATGGGAAGGCGACTGGAAGGCGAATTCAGGATGCCCGAAGGCCCAAGCACGCCGTGAGGCAGTTCTTAAATGGCTGGACGGCATTGCTGATTATGGTATGACATTGGATATCCCCACTTGGGTCATTCACGACAAAAAGGCCGCGGCTGCTTGTGGTATCAGTACACTCAAAGATGCTGTGGCCGCAACCAAGTACAACAACGAATACTGGATGAAACACCGTAAGGGTGTCAAGAACGGTGGCATGAAAGTACTCAATGTGCTACAAGGTGCCAATCATGCCGATGCCGAGCGTTGGTACCAAGACATGAAGGACTACTGTGATCCTGCTGTTTATCCCGACACACATTTCAATGGGTGGTCAATGGGCGGACAGAACATGTGTGATGTTGAATTGGTACTCAAAAGAATTGTGTCACTGAAATATGACAACTTGCTACAGGAAGGCGTACATGATTGGATGCACTTCTTGGGCAC